TATCTGTCTTCAGTTATGGGAGTTGCACCAGGTTGGCCATCATTACCCTGACCGGCCAGAGAGAAAGAAGGTAAATGATGATCCGTCTTCGTGTTTAAGCACTGAAGACGTGTTTCAAGAATATAAAACGCATATTTTAAAAAGGTTTTTTAAAAAAAGGGATAGCTATCTTCAGTTTATTACTGAAGATTCGTTATAAGGCTTTAGTTGTATACTTACATTAGGAAACTGAAGACGAAGTATGCATTTGTCTTCAGTTCTTCAGTTCTTCAGTTCTTCAGCTCTTCACTTCCTGTCTCGAACCTCCGAAGCGAAGTATGCATTTGTCTTCAGTTTCTGGATAGACGCCTAGTCATTAGTTTCTTCTGCCCAGGTACTTTCTACCACATCGTCTGCTAAACGATACCTTGTCGAATGTGACGTAGTGATTATTGTTAAAACTCCAGCCTGGACAAGTTTTGCGCAAATCGTTTCGATTTCGCTGCGTCCAAGCCATTTCAGTCTGGTTTTTATGTCTCTCGCTGTTGGAGACCTTAACCGTCGTATAACCGACAATATAGCATCTTCTGCTGATGCTTCTGTGGACGGCTCCCGTTCGCTCATGTGCTGGTATAACCTATGAATGGAAGACCGCCATCGTTCGCAGATTGCCTGTGCGCGCATCCAATGCGCTTCGCTTACCTCATCAGCGCCAGATACCGAGGCAAGCAGGATCGCCACTCGTAGTGCCTTGTCGTGCAATCGTGCGTACCAAGAATCGAGATCATCGAGGTCATTGTTCGCAATAATCTCGATTAAAGCATTGTTGTATGCATAATACCGCTCAACCACGTCAGGTGTCAATGATACCACCGTTGGCTTGGGAAATGCCACGTGAACATTCAGACCATCTACCCGTTGGTCAACATGGACATCGGGAATACCTAATGTCTGGTGCCATTCGTTTAACTGCCGTACCAGATCGGACGGTGGTCGTCGTTTGCCGAGCGGGAATCGCTCGTGTCGAAATGAGTGTTCCGGTGGGCAGGAGAACGCCCACCGCGGCCACAAGCCATTTGTCCACCCAGGAGCGCTTCTATGCATCGAACTTCGCAGGTCTGACGGCGTGAGTGCTGCAAGCAAGGACAAGTAAGGAAATTTTATTTCCTCCACGCCACGACCAACAGTCGCGTGTTGATACACGCTGTCGCACTCGTCAAACCGCCTCAGTAGACCGCTAAACTCTGCCATGACAGAGTTATTGCGCGTCATGGAACCAACTAACATCCCAAACTCATCAAACCACCAGCCGCGTTGTCCGGCGAATCCAATGATGCGTTTATGGTGTTCTTGTACGGTAGTGGGCAATTGCAGAAAGTTGTCAGGTGCGCGATATACCCTGTCTTGGATAAACCTTGCCGGTGTCATGGTGGTCGATGTTACCATCCAATCGAGACCGGCCCAGCGGAGTACGTCTATTCCAATTTCAGCAACAGTTGACTTCGCGTGCAGCCCGGATCGCGATACTAACGCAATGTACAACGGCGTATACCGTGGTTTTCCCAGGTATGTAACAACCCGTCTGGCCGCTACGACTGATAACAACCAGATTGCTACGCATTCATGGAAATCCTCCCATGATCGTGGCGACCATCGCCTGCTATAGGCGATGTACATGTCGAGCCACGTGTGGGCAGGGTCCGTCGTCACAGTTATGTCGCTACGCAGTGGCGGTATTTCTATGTCTGTTGGCGCAGGTGCCAGGTCTACCTGGTCGGAGGCGACGATAATGGCCAACTCGCGATACGTGCGCGCCATCCGGTCGAATGTCTGCCGCACTGCGTGCGTGCCATATGTGGCAGCCTCCTGCAACACGCGGATCGTGTCGGCCCATTGGCCACACCGATCCCAGTCGATGGTGCCGTTGCCATCGCCGTTCAGGAGCCGCTGGATGGTGTCCCTGATATAGATACTATCCATCGTGACCTCCTATGTTCGTTCGGCGACGGATAACGATGCCCTTACCGTGTCCGATTGCCCGCAGTGCGCGTTCGATTTCGTCCAACAGGTGCGGTTGGCGAATATACAACGTCAGTAGTTGCAACGTACTTTCTGCCGTGTCGAGGATTGCAGCGAGGTTTTCCATATCTTCAATCTCCCGTCGCTGATGTTTCGTTGTACCCACGGTGCCATCCCTTTGCTGTTCCCGCAATGCGTCCGGCAACATACGCCCGACGATCAAGTTCGTGCAGCACGTGTCGTATCCAGTACGCACCGACAACGGCACTGCCACAGATGCCCGCAATCATCCAGTAGCCAATCACGGCGTCTGGGTAGCGTCGCCACGCCCAGGCACTAAACCCACATCCGAGCGTGGCGGTGCCGACCAGGTATGCCACGGGACGTGGTAAGCGGTAGGGCTGGTTCCACAGCACGACGTGCTCAAGGAGCAACATACCGGCAGTACCGAGGCCGATACGTAGGGCCTCATTGAAGTTGGTCACAAAATCGCGGTCGGTCGGTATACTGGAAGCGGATCGGGTCGGACTGGTCATACAGTTACTCCTGTGTGATATGCCACCATGAAGTGTTGTCCTCTTTGGCAGCGAGGAGCGTATGGCGGCTATTCATGTCTTCTCTCAGGGACGGCAGGAGCAACGGCCAGACCGACACGATCCGCGTCTGTCTGACCTGCTGCCGTTATGGTTGACGGATCGCCGCGCCGATGGTCGGCGCCCGCGAGGTGTTCGTAACTATGAGGAGGTGTTTCGGCGATTTCTCGTATTTGTCGGTGATATACCGGTATCTGGGATCACCACCCAGGTGGTACAGATGTACAAGCGGCACCTGATGACACATGTTGCAAACGGGACGGCTCGTCACGCCCTTACTGTGATTCGCATGTTTTGCGCCTGGGCGGTCGATCAGGGGTATCTCGCGTACAACCCTGCACTGTCGGTGGCCCATCCGAAAGTGTTTCCCCCTGATCCCGACCCATTACCACGTGATGCCATCTATGCCTTACTGCGAGCGCTGGACACCCCACCAGCGCGGCATCGCCAGGTATGGCAACGCAATCGTCGGGCCATTTGCCTGATGCTGTATGCCGGATTACGATTAGCCGAAGTAGCCGGATTAGAAGCACGCGACATCGATTTAGACCGACGCACGGTGATAGTGCGTCGGGAAGTTGCGAAAGGCGGTCGTCCGCGAGTGGTGCCGATTTGCGATGAATTAGCGGTAGAACTGGAACCCATTCGCGACTACCAACCATCGTGGGCAGTAGTTGATCAGGGAGATGCCCCGGATAGGCGAGGCAAACCATTACAAATTAAAAGCCTGGCCCATATTTTTGAGCGATGGTTGCCTCGCCGAGGGATAGTGGTACACGCCCACCAGCTACGGAAGACGTTCGCGACAGAGCTGTATCTCAGAGGCGAAGAGCTGGTTACGATCCAACGGTTACTCGGCCATGCTGACCCCAAAACCACCATGCGCTACATTGGGGTCAGCTCGGCGACCGAACGCGCAGCCGTGGCGCGGCTGACGTTTCGTGCCGATATGCGGGCATAAAGTGGGGGTAAAATCCCCCCATCTCCACCAGTTGTTAAGGTGCTGCTTAATAAGCCTTGACAACAAGTCTTCCTCTGGTGCGTAGGGGACACACAGAGCAGAGGAAGACAAAGCCTTGCCCTGTTAGTTAACCGTCAGGGCAAGGCTTACTTTTTTTAGTTCTTTAGCTTCGGGTACATACTCCAATAAGTCTGCAACATCGCAATTAAAGGTCTGACACAGACGTTCAAGAGTCTCAAAGTCGACTCTTGTTGTCCTCTCGTTCCATAGTGCATTAGCCCCACCAGCAGACATTCTGACCGCAAACATAAAATCTGTGGCGGTCTTAATGCCATGTTCCATCGCCTTTTCGCGAATCTTCCACCGGATCGGCATAGTACCTCCTATACAATCCATCCCTGCCCTAAAAGTATAGCATCAACCGAATACACTTGCAAGTATTGCGTTATAGTACGTTGTGTGATATAATTATATCTAGCTAGGAGTAACTAGTTAAGTGTAGGTACGACATGGAACGCGAAAACACAAACACCATCACAATTGAAGGCGTGTACGAGGGGTACGTGATCACGGTCACGTTTCACGGTCGGGTCGAGCAGGTGCCGGCGGCGGTGCAGCGCTTGCAGGCGATGGGGGTGCAGCCAGTGCCTGCGGCGACGGTTAGCAAGGGAGAGACGGACGCATCGGCAGAGCGGTCAGATCGTGCAGATCGCCCGTCGCCCAGTTTTACGCCTGACGGGGTGCCGTGCTGCCCCATCCACCAGCGCGAAATGAGACAGGGGCGATGGGGCTGGTATTGCCCGGCCAAGGATGGCGATGCATTTTGTTCGTTTACCTGGAAACCCAAGAAAGCGAAGAAAGGAGAGACTGCATGATGCTCGTATCGGTTGCTGCATTACAGGCAGACATTGACCGTGCAGTCAATGATGTCGCAGGGGCGTATACCCCTGCGCTCATTACTGATGCTTTGAACCTCTTGCGAACCGCACGGATCGCTTACGAGCGAGGCGTTCTTGCGTGCAACGATACCGTGGTGGTGCGCGAGTCTCGTTGCACGCAGTGCCCGTCCGATTCTGGCCACTGTGTGCATACGGTCGTGTACCAGATCGTGGTGCGCGCATTGTATTACGAAGCGGAACGGCTTGCCAACGAATTGTTTGCAGCGTAGGGGGGGAGTATGGCCGCGTACACATTGACGATTACCTGGTGCAATACCCGATACACCGATGTTGCTGCAACGTTTATGAACGCGCTTTGCACACAGGAGAACGGACATGCGTGAATGTTATCTATGGCTGTCATGGCGAACCCGGCGCCAGCAACAACGCCGACGACGAACGGTATGTTTTGAGTTTCATCAAGACATGGTTGGGTACAGGACGTGTTGGGGGCTTATCTCGCCCACAGGCCGGCCAGATCGCCGAGTGTTGGCCACGGCATTAGACGATCTAACGGTGTTTGACACGTTCTGGGCCTATCTGCGCACGCTCGACATCACCGGCACAGTACGGGTGCGCTGGGCGGCGCTGCGCTCGTCGGACTATGGCAGCACCACGGTCGTGGCCGACCGATTACTTGGCACCGTACAGTCATTACTACGTATTGAAGGAGCACAGTGATGGAACAGCGATGGATAACCTCCGTGACGATTGGCAACGGCGCGATCAGGGTGTACGTGCAATACACCACCACGAAAGTGGTGCTCATCGATATCGAGTGGATTGACGCTCAAAACGACGTGTGCCGGCGGCTCTTTCCTGATCCCGGCGTTGAGTTTCTTGATGAACAAGGGGGAGATTGCCATCGCCAGGCATTGACCGTGGCCGCTTATTTGGCAACACAGTTTTGGGAGTGAGATGGCACTACGATGCAGGTACCCTGCCGGCGAGCGATCTGGTGCTCGCTCGTCGGCTGTGGCGAGGCGGTACCACCGGTGCCGGCGGACTGGCGGGTGATTATCCGATGTTGCCGACGGGGGAGACGATGGATTACATCATTTATTTAAGTGATTCGGATTTCATTGTTGAACTGAGCATCACACGCGATGACGGTGCTGTCAGTGTCACGGTATCGAGCTGCGATGTGCCCGATCCTGATCTGACATATATTTACGCAACGGTGCGCGACGCATGCTGCGATCAGCTTATGATCTGGTTGGAGATGATCCCGTGGAACGGGCCTGTGCGATGCGAGGTGTCAGGTCTCCTGCTCGCAACGATCCGGTTGGAGACCAAACTCGATATATCTGGTGGTACCATCACGAGTCTTGTGCGATACGACAAGACAAATAACCAATGGGTATCACTCCCCTCATGGTGCCGGTCGTATACGTTTATCGCTGATTTGGTGTCGGATCTGTGGCAGGTAATCGAGTTGGATGAGGAGCATATTGATGGTGGTAGAACTACGTAACAACGTGCAGCGTATTTCCCTGGAACATACTGGTGGACTTGTCTCTGTATCGGTGTTCCAGGAGGACACATGCATTATGGCGATCACGATCTATCGCTGGCACTACGACCACTACTTACTGTTGCAGCAATGGGTGAAAGGGGCACACACGATAAGCGTGGATGGGCGTGTCGCATATACACGGGTGGACTGGGACGATGGCGGTTCCTGGAAACACGTTCGCGCCGGCAACGACTGGTATATCCATACCAGCGCCCTGGTAGATCGGCTGGCGGCGTGGGCCAGCGGCGAAGCTGCGTTGCCATAGGAGGTATGGTCATGCATGTACAGGTGATAACCGGAGATTGTTCGCGCAGTGGGTTGCCATGTCTGCGCGAGAAAGGGAAACGGCAGACCACGATTGGCCGGGCAGTCATTATTGCCCGGCCAGATGGCAGTAAACCGCGCTACATTGCGCGATGTGGGCGTGGTGATGATGGCCAGGTGGTGATTCCTGTCCGGCCTGGCTACTGGGTGCTCGAAGCAAGAACCTGGATTGACTGGGAGGCAGATGCTCGTGTGTATGACGGCACTGTTGATCGGGTGCTTGACGCCCAATCCGGCAATACCACCATCTTACTGGTTCGTATCGCAGAGTATACCGTCATGCTCGGATGTGATGGCGAGACGACGGCGGCGCTTGCGGCAACGGCAGTGACGGCATCACAGGTGCCGTCGCTGTTGCGCGATGCGCTGTGCGCATTGCTCGATAAGGTGTCATCGCGCCAAGCAGGTGTGTTTTATGCGCTACCGAGGCAACGACGATGACGATCACGATTGACCCACGCTGATATGCCCACTGTTTTTACTGTTTTTACGGAGTTTTTGCAGGAGGTGTGATTCATATGCCGTGCCTGGTCATCTGGCCAACGCGACTCATTCCATGGCCGGTGACCAGGCATGGGCCTGTTAGGAGACCCCATGAAAGCAAAACCCTTTTTGAAATGGCCTGGCGGCAAACGTCAGCTTGTGCCGGCGCTTGCGCGGTACATTCCAGCGCGTTTTGGCCGCTATCACGAACCGTTTGTCGGTGGCGGCGCACTCTTCTTTTACCTCTGGAACCAAGGTTTGGTGCGGCATGGGGCTATCCTGAGCGATCTCAACGCGGAACTGATTGATTGTTACCTTGCCGTGCGTGACAACGTTGAGGAGCTGATTGATCTGCTCCATCGTCTGCAACCGTATGTGACCGACCGTGATTTCTTCTACGATATTCGCAGGTGGGATCGCCAACCAGATTTTGCCCATCGCTCGCGGGTGGAACGCGCAGCCCGTACCATCTTTCTTAATCGCACCTGTTACAATGGCCTCTATCGTCTGAACAAGAAGGGGCAGTTCAACGCACCCTTTGGCGATTACAAGAATCCGCAGATCGTTGACCGCAATACGCTCCGTGCGGCAAGTCGTGCGTTACGCGATGTCGAGCTGCGGGTAGCCGATTTCGCGGCTGTGCTCGATGAGGCACATGCGGGTGATGTCGTCTACTTCGATCCGCCGTATGTGCCGGTTAGCAAGACGGCATCTTTTACCAACTACACGAACGATGGGTTTGATGCGTGCGATCACCGGCGGCTGTCCATGGTCGTTCAGCATTTGATGGCGCGGCAGTGTTTCGTGCTGCTCTCCAATGCATCAACACCGTTGACGCATCAGTTGTACGCTGACACCTGCCGAATCGATGTTGTCCAGGCCAGGCGGGCTATCAATTGCCATGGTTCGCGTCGTGGGCCGGTTGCAGAATTGATCATATCACCGCTATAATACGAATGAGGCAAGCATATGCTTGCCTTTTTGTCATATGAATCTTGATCTGACGACCATTCTTGTAAGCCTCGTATCCGCATTGCTCGGCAGTGGCGGCGTTGCGGCGTATGTTCGAGCCGTGCATCAATCACGAATCGAGCTCTTGCAGCTCTCCCTTGAACGAATCGGGAAACTCGAATCGAGTATCACAGACCTCGATGCTCGCAACGACGAGTTGATACAACAGAACGCAGAGCTTCGGGGAAGAATCACCGTTTTACAGCGCGAGAACGACGGATTAACAAAACGGATGGAATATCAGCGTCGTCTCATAGACGAACTCCAACAAAAAGTTGCCGTGCTCACGGCATTTGAACAGGAAAACGCTGATTTGCGGCAAAAACTCCAGATTGAAATGTCAAAGCGAGAGTTTTTAGAGCGCGAAATATTGATCTTACGGCGAGAAGTACAGAAATTACAATCATCAGGAGAGTAACATGTCCGATACTATCATTATGCAGGCACTGGCAGCCACCACGATTGTCAAAGTCGTTGTCGATATGATCCGGCACGCACATCCTATCCCTGGATTACTCGTTCCATTACTTGCACTTGGTATTGGCATTGTGGCCGCGTTGCTCTTGGTGATCGCAGACGGGCATGCGATCACGCTGGCACTTGGCGCTCAGTCCGTTTTGGCCGGTGTTTTGGCTGCCGGGAGCGCCGTTGGCGTGACCGAGTTACAGAAGCGGGTGTCTTGATGTGGGCGATTGCGCACTGGCCAGATAGTCATACGTTTGCTGATGCCATCCCATCGGCGCCATGGGTGCAGGGTATCGTCATCCACCACACCTACCGTCCGCTGCCCTCCCAATGGCGGGGACACGTCACCATGGAAGGGTTACGGCAGTTTTATGCCAGGAAAGGCTGGCAGGCAGGCCCTCATTTGTTTCTTGTTCATGGATCACCGAATCCAGCACATGATGGTATCTGGCAATTAACATCGTTGGCCACGCCGGGTATTCACGCTGGCCCGTGTAATGCCACGACGTGGGGCATTGAAGTGGTCGGTGATTTTAATGCAGCGCCCATGCCAGCGGCGACCGGCGAGCTGCTCATTCAGGTTGTTACAGCGTTAGCTCGGGTTCGAGGCTTGGCTATCACGCCACATACGGTGCGCGGCCATCGTGATTGCATGCCGGAGCGCACCTGTCCAGGCTCGTTTGTTGATCTGGATGAGCTACGGCAGCGAGTGACAGCAGCGCTGGCAGCGACTGATGCGGTTACTGCGACAAGTTCCATCCTCGCGCTCCCCCGGTGTCCAATACACCGTGTCCTCCAGGCACTCCGACGGCATCCATCACCGCACTACACCGATGCCGATTGTGCGCTGGTGATCGTACCGACGTACTATGCTGTGGCGACCGAGGTTGGGGTAGACCCGTTGATCGCCATCGCCCAGTGCATGCATGAGACGGGGTGGTTATCAAACTGGTGGTCTGCCCGGCCACGACGCAACCCGGCCGGTATTGGGGTAACCGGTGTGTATCGGATGACGGAACCACCCGATCCAACAGGATGGGCCTATCACGCCGAACGCCGGCGATGGGAGGCGGGCGTATCGTTCCCGTCGTGGCAAGAGAGTATTCGTGCCCATGTCGGGCGATTACTGGCGTATGCGACCCAGCCGTCTGACCGAACAGCGGTGCAGCAGGCGCTGATTCGTGACGCCCTGCGGTATCGTCCGTTACCGCGTGCCTACCATGGCGCAGCCCCACGATTATGCGATCTTGATGGTCGGTGGGCAGTCCCTGGCGTTGGTTATGGGCAACGGATTGCCGCGATAGCCAATCAGATCATCACCGCATGATTCGCACATGATGATTCGCGGGAGGATGTGTGGCACGGAAAGTCGCGCAAACGGCAGCACAGAGTACGGTGATTGATCACCGCATCCAGTCGCTTATTTTACAAGGATTGACGCCTCGTGAGATTACTGACCGGTTGCGATCTGACGGGCTGGTGCTGTCCGTGCGGGCGGTGCAGTTGCGGTTGCAACGGCTTGCTGCGCGTGTGCGTGCGGATCGTGCAACCAAGATCGAACAGGAAGAGCAATTACTGACGTGGATCATCGAGCAAGCCATGCAAGTATGGCAAGCCCAGCCTGGTGGACGGTCGTGGGCAGCGTTGAACGTGATGATCAAAGCCAGTGAAAGCCGGCGGCGATTGCTTGGCCTGGATGCGCCGGCACGCAATAAGCACCTGGTCATGGACGGCGACCCGATCACGATCATTGAGGTGACTCCCCATGAGCATCTGGCAACGTCACGGCTCCAGGCTGACGGTGCATTTGCACCGGGGTCAGATGCAGGCATGGCAGAGTGATCGCCGGATCGTGCTTGTGCTGGCCGGCACGCAAGGCGGCAAGACAGTGTTTGGCCCGCTCTGGCTCTACCGTGAGATGCAACGACGAGGGCCGGGAGATTACATGGTGGTGACGCCGACATACCCGTTACTCGAACTCAAAGCGCTACCGGAGTTTCGGCGGCTCTTTGAGGACGCGCTACGGCTTGGCAGCTATAAAGCCTCGCCTTCGCGTCAATTTGTTGTCTCTGACGATGGCGCACGGCGTCTGTTTGGTAGGGTGCCGGATCAACCGACGCGCGTGGTGTTTGGCTATGCCGGCGAACCTGAGTCGTTGGAGAGTGCGACTGTTAAAGGGGTGTGGATCGACGAAGCTGGTCAGCGTCGGTTCAAGCAGGCGTCGTGGGAGGCTATCCTTCGCCGTGCGGCGATCTACCAGGCGCGGATACTCATAACGACGACCCCCTACACACTGTCGTGGCTCAAAACGGACGTGTATGATCGGTGGGTTCAAGGTGACCCCAATATCGGTGTGGTTCGGTTCGCGAGTATTGATAATCCGACGTTTCCACGCGAGGAGTATGAACGAGCAAGAGCTGTCTTACCAAGGTGGAAGTTCGACATGTTTTATCGGGCCGAATGGTCACGTCCGGCAGGGTTGATCTACGATTGCGTCGGTGAGGCTCATTACGTGCGACCGTTTCCCATTCCGTCATCGTGGACACGGTACGTGGGCATAGACTTCGGCGGCGTCAACATGGCAGCCGTGTATCTGGCCGTAGACCCCGACAGTCAGTGTGCCTATGTGTATCGAACCTACCTCCACCGCGGGTATCGCACGATCCAGCAACACGTGCGTGCAATCACTGCCGGTGAGCCTGCCCAGCTCATTGCCGTTGGTGGTGCCGAATCAGAGCAGCAGTGGCGCAATGAGATGGCAACATATGGCTTGCCGGTGAAAACGCCACCGGTGCGTGATGTTGAGGTAGGCATTCAGCGGGTATATCAGCGTTTCAGTCAGTACCGCCTGCTACTGTTTGATCATCTGGATGATCTTGAGCGCGAGCTGGTACAGTACTCGCGTGTCATCGATGCAACCGGCGAGCCGACAGAGGCGATTGAGGATAAACACGCCTACCATCTGCTTGACGCCTTGCGCTACGTCGTTGCGTATCTTGACCATCCCCGCCCGGTACGTGAGCGTCCGACCGTGTCGTACAGGAGTTTTGCATGATGTTCCGCGAGCAGTTGTCTCAGTTACCGCTATCTCCCGTTGCGGATCACGCACAACGGTTTTTCACCGGCGATCACTGGCAGGATGGCCGGCAATGGATTGGCCCGCGACCGTCGCCGGACGACGCTGGTGCGACGGATGCCTGGGCCGAGATCAAGCGCACCTTTGTCAGCCGGAACGTGGTGCGCGAAGTCGTTGAGCGATTGGTCGGTGCGGTCACGAGCCGCGTGCAGTGGCGCGTGACGACCGATCAACCATCACGTGCCACCGATGCAGCGATGCGCGAGATGGAGCAGGGATTGCTCGATTGGTGGGAGCGGCACAACCTGGATGTTGTCGTCCTGCATGTCGTGGCCAGGCTAGCCTTAATGCAGCGGGTGCCGGTACGTCTTGTGGTCGTCCAGGATGATCGTCCCGTAATGGATCGGATTATGGTTGACTTGCCCGCTCCCACCGTTGCCGGCATCATTCACGACGACCGTAAGCAACCGATGAGTGTGTACGAGCCGGATGATACGTATAGCGAGGTGAGTCAGGTGTTAACTGATGGCACGACGAGTTTTACCGTGCGCACCCGGCAGAGGGAGACGGAACGAGTTGATACGGCTATCCTCGATTTGCGGGGACGGTTATTGCTCTACGACGCTACGGTGGTAACGCCATACGTTACCGAGTCGGTGCTTGCCATGCAGCGCGTGCTCAATCTTGCCTACACCATGCTGGCCAGGAACGTGATCATGGGTGGCTTTCTGGAGCGCGTGCTGCTCAATGCGCAACTACCAGGCCGATGGGTGACGAACCCTGATGGCGGCCGACGGTTCGTGCCCGAACCACTCCGCTTTGGTGCTGGCGCGGTGGTGGCGCTGCAAGGCGCGGAAATCCGCGACGATACCAACACCCTGACCGGCTATGCAAACCCGTCAATCCTGTACCGCGACCCAGTGCCGGTAGACACGTTTCGCGATACAATCGCACTAGCCTATCGTGGCATCCTCGAAGAAACTGGCCAGCTTCACGCCTTGCTGTCGGGCGACGCGGTTGCCAGTGGCGTTGCCCGGCAGCAGGCCACAGCCGATTTCCTCAGCCGGTGTACGATCTACGCACGAGCGCTTGAGAGGCTAATTATCTGGCTGCTAGAAACGGTGTGGTGGCTTGCATGTGCGCTTGACGGTCGGTCGGCGGTACCGTACCGCGATCTGCGAGTCGCTGCAACGGTAACGCCGACGGTCGGCGTTACCGATCAGGATATTGCCGCGCTGGTGCGCCTTGTTGATGCCGGCCTGATGAGTCGCGAGACGGCCCTGGCCAGACTTGGCATTGCTGACACCGATGCCGAACTGCAACGCATCGCCATGGAGCGCGATGCGCAGGCAACGCTGCCGGATCGCGTACTTGCCGCGTTTAACGCAGGACGTGTATGACCGATCCATCCCTGTCACGCCTGGATCGCATTGTTGCCCAGTTCCGACAGGCCATCATGGATCGCGATGACCAGGCGATCCGACGCCTGATGCTGGCGTATGCTGACGTGCATCGGGCAATGGTTGATGCACTCCGTCGGGCCCACGCCGATCAGGATGCATTTGCCAAGCTACGTCGCCGGCGCCTGCAATCGCTCATCACACAATTGCAGGCGATCTGGCAACCGTATGCAACGCTGGCAGCAGACATCATTACCGACCTGCAACAGCAAGGGTATCTGGCCGGGGCCCAGTATGCGCAGCAGACGCTTGATCTCATCGCTGCCGATGCTGCCGGCGTGCAGGTGCAGGCGCGGTTGGATACGCTCAACGAGCAGGCGATCATAAGTGCTGTGGGCGCGTTGCAGGAGGGCAGTCCGGTACGGGACATCTTGCGCACGCTTGGTAATGAGGTGGCTGAGCGCGTTGCGGCGTTGATCGTCGAATCGGTGACAACCGGAGCATCACCACGAGACACCGGACGGCGCATCCAACAGGTTGCCGGTATTGGCTTACATCGCGCTACGACCATTGCCCGTACCGAACACATGCGGGCAATGCGGGCCGGCACACTGGATCGGTATCAGGCAAGTGGGATCGTGCGTGCCTGGCAATGGCGGGCATCGCCATCTCGTCGGACGTGTATTGTCTGTCTGGCGATGGATGGCACCGAATACCCTCTCCAGACCCCATTCCCAACCCATCCCAATTGCCGGTGTACTATGATCCCGATTGTTCATCGCCCGCCACAGCGACAAACCGGCAACGATTGGTTGCGACAGCAAGACCGTGCGACACAGGATGCCATCTTAGGGCCGACGCTTGCACGGGCGTGGCGAGACGGCACGCTGGAGATCCGTGATGTGGTGGAGCTACGCACCGATCCGACGTGGGGGGCGATTGCACGGCAGAGGTCGATCCGGGAGATCGAACGACTACGCGACATGCGGTATGAACGCGCAGAACAGACGCGCAGGGCGTTGATCCGCGATGCATCGCAGATTCAGCAACGCATCTCTGAGATCAGCAATCGGATCAAAGTGCTTCTGGCCGAGGTGGACGACCTGGAGTCTCGACCCCAACGCACCGAGAGGCAAAAACGACGGCTGTATCGTTTGATGGAAGAGGTGGATGCGTTAATTTATGAGCGAGCAAGGTTGCAACAGCAAGTACGCGAATTGCCGTTGCGGGTGCTTCGTGCTGAGAGTGCGTCGCTCTCAGTGACTGCACCCAATGGCACGTCGCCGTCGGTAGAGCAAGGGATTGATCTCTTCCGCCGTCTTGCACCGCGCTTACCCGCATCGACCGTGGGGGTTGTTGTCGATGACACGTGCCAGCGTGAGTTTTACAGCATGTCACGCGATGAAGTCGTGCTGCATCCATCGTCGCCGCCGCGAACCGTGATCCACGAATTGGGCCACTGGTGGGAAACGCATGATCCGCGTATCCACGATGCATGTGTTGCGTTTTTGCTGCGCCGAACGCGGGGAGAACGACCAGTTGCATTACGCGATCTGTTTCCTCAGTCCAGGTATCGTGACGATGAGGTTGCCTTGCCGGACAAGTTCCTGCACCCGTATGTTGGCAAGGTGTATCCGGGCTATTACGCAACAGAAGTACTGTCGATGGGCCTTGAGATGATGGCCACCGATCCGCTGCGTCTTGCCGACGAAGACCCGGAGTGGTTTGTTCTGATTGCCAGTATCATTGATCCTTTGGAAGGAGAAAGCTGATGCAGGTGTGGGTGGATGACTACGAATTCGTGATCGATGAGACCAATCTATGTCTACCGGCGACGCGCCGTCCTGACGACCCGCTGCCGTATCGCATTGCGCATCGTATTACGACGTTACTTGATCGGCTACGCCCAAACTGGCTTGAGCTGTACGGGGCAACGGTGATGGTGCAGAAGGCACTGGTAGCTGAGTATGGAGATCGAGTGCGGTTTGCGCATGATCGGCGTGGCGTAACAGGTGATAGTGATGGTATCTATTGACAAGCGCATACCGGGTGTCTATACTACCGTCAGGAGAACGTATGAGCGATGAGATCGAGCAAGGATTACAACGCTTGATTGAGGAGCACGGCGGCGATGCGGCGGCTGCTGCTGCCGTGTTGTATCGCGACAACTACAAGTTGCGCGAGAAGCTGCGTGCGCTGCGACAACAGTACCCGGAAGGTACGGTACCGGTTGCAGCGGAGGACGCCGACCTCTTGGGGCGCTACCGGACGTTAGGAACGCCTGACGCGATTAGCGATCTCCAGCGTGAGTATCAAACGCTCCGCACGCAGTACGACCAGATGCAGCGCGCACTGCTCATCCGCAAGGCGGCAGAGCAGCACGGCTGGCGAGCATCGGTGCTGGAAAAAGTGCTTGGCAACGTCACCGTCAAGGATGGGGAGACGATTACCGTTGTTGATGGAGATCGCGCTGTGCCGATTGACGAGTATGTCACGACAAGGTTGGCCGAGTTTGTGCCCGTTTTGCGTGGCCCATCATTTCCACAGCAGCAGATCGCGAAACCGACCGTTGATCCTATTGAGCAATTCATTATGACGATCAACGAGCGCAGACGTCAACGGCCTAACCCGCTCGCCAGGGAGTGAGCGATAACAGACACAACGAGATGATCGTGATCAGGGATCGCGATGACACCACGTCATCGCGATTATTGTTATGGAGGGATACATGATCGCACTCACGCGCGTGCGGCCATACGCTGATGAAACGAGTTTAGAGCGGGCTGGTGGCCATCAGATTGATTGGTCAACCGTGACGACGACTCGTGACGGAAAGAAATTTTTACCGGCTGGAACGGTGGTCAGCCGCAAAGGATCGGACAACCGGCTCACGCCAGCCGGACGCACCATGACGATTACCAATATCACGGTCACCGGTGGCACGCTGGCGACGTTGACTGTTGCCGATCACGGGCTGGTGGTTGGTGAACGTATTGTTGTTGCAGGGACATCACAGGCAGCGCTCAATCAGGAGCACGTTGTTGTAAGCGCTGTCTCTTATACACATCTCCGAGCCCACGAGACACTGAGCGATC